GGACACGATGTACCTCTTCCTGCCGCTCGCCCACGCGGCCGGCCTGCTGATGCAGCTGCTCGCGCTGGAGACCGGGATGACGCTCGCCTACTGGGGTCGCGACCGCGACCGGATCCTCGACGAGCTGGCCGAGGCGCAGGCGACGACGTCGCTGCTGGTGACCGGTCCGGTCACGGTGAAGCAGAAGATGTCCGCCGGCGCAACGGTAGAGGCCGCGATGTCGCGGGCGCTGGTCACTTCTACCGGCGCGGTGATCCGGCATGTCCTGAACGGCGGCCGGGAGACGATCGCGGCGACCGTCCAGCGTGACCCACATGCGCAAGGCGTCGCTCGGGTCACAGATGGGGAGCCGTGCTACTTCTGCGCGATGCTCGCCGGCCGGGGCGCGGTCTACAAGTCCGAGGAGACCGCCTCGTTCAAGTGCCACGACAACTGTGGCTGCACATCTGAGCCGGTCTACAACTTGGACGCCTATCAACTTCCCGCGGCCTCCCAGAGGTTCGCGGATCTGTACGCCAACAACTCGAGCGGTACCGGGGCGGAGAAGCTTCGGAACTTCCGGCGCGCGTACGAAGCACAGAGCTAACCAATCGCCCCCATGTCAGGTACTAGGGGCCGTTCCCAGGAGGAGCACACATGGCGGACACCGCCGAGACTGTCGAAGGTACCGAAACCGCATCCGCGAAGCCGTGGGGCGATGACGCGAACTTCGACGCCGAGCGAGCCTGGAATCTGATCCAGGGCCTCCGCTCTGACAAGGCAGCCCTGACCCAGGAGCTCGCCTCTGTGAAGGCCGATAAGGCTGCCGCAGAGAAGGAGCGGGACGACGCGGTCAAGGCTGCCGACGACGCGAAGAAGGATCTCGCATCGGATCGGCGCGAAGCCATCCTGAAGGAGTTCGACATCGACCAGGACCTGGCGGAGGAGTTTCTCTCCGGTGACCTGACGCTCGACGAGCTCCGCCGAAAGGCCGAACGGTTGGCCGGGCGCAAGAAGCCTGAGCCGAAGCCGGAGGAGAAGGGCGAGGAGCCGAAGCCGGCGGAAGACACGAAGGACCAGGCGTCCGACAAGTCTGCCGCGGAGCCGAAGCTGCCGGCCCGCCCGAAGCTGGCGCCTACGCCGGGTGAGGGTGGCACCCCTGAGCCGAAGTTCGACCCGGACGCCATTGTCGCGGCTGTGCGTCAGCACTGAACCGCACCTCTTGTAAACTCTCTAACTGACAAGGATTGTTAGCATGGCTAACGACTTTTACACTGCCGACCAGGTTTCCCAGGTCGCGCTCCGCCTGGTCGAAGAGGATCAGTACCTCTCGGCCCTCGTCTCCCGTGACATCGTCGACCCGCTGAAGGGTGGCGGCGCTGGCCGGACCATCTCGCTGGCGATCCCGAACGCTCTCGTGGCGCGCGATCGTGACATCGACGATAAGGAAACCGAGCTGGTTTACGACGAGCTCGCCGAGGCGCGGATCACCACGACCGCCGGCTCGGCCGCCTACTCGGGTGTGAGCCTGAGCGACGGCGACCTGTCGCTGGATCTGTCCGACTTCTCCCGCCAGGTGCTGGCGAAGCAGGTCGACGCCGTTGTCGAGAAGATCGAGAACGCTGTCGCCACCTCGCTGCTCTCCATCCCGCTGAACACTGACGTGGCGTGGGATTCGGCGCACCCGGAGCGCACCTTCACCCAGATCCGGAAGATTCTCCGCAAGCGCGGCGTCCCGCAGACCGGCATCCGCTGTGTTGTCGGCGTGGACGTGTACGCGGCCCTGCTTGACGCTGACCTGCTGGTTGATGCCTCGAGCTCCGGCAGCACCGCCGCTCTGCGTGAGGGCAACATCGGCCGGATCCGCGGCTTCGACATCGTCGAGTCGACCCGGGTCAGCGATGGCGACATCGCCGTGTTCCACAAGGACGCGCTGTCCTTCTCCGTTCGGGCTCCGCTGGCGGCTGCCGGGCAGTTCGCGGCGACCGCGACCGGCAACGGCTACAGCCTGCGCTACACCCGTGGGTTCGACATGAGCAACGCGGAGACCAAGTCTCTGCTGGACACGATGTACGCCATCGTGAAGCTGCCCATGTACAAGATCACCCGGGACGAGTCGACCCACAAGGCGACCGCCACCCAGCTGGCTGCCGGCGAGGATGCCACCTTCCGGATGAGCATCTCCGACGCCGAGCCGGCCGCTGACGACGGCGGCGAGGTCTGATCCCGTAAACCGACTCCCGGAAGGAGCCTACCGTGAGTGATTCACTGGCTACGGTCTCCGACCTCGAGGTCAGGTTGAAGGTTGAGGTCGGCTCCCTTGAGGGGGTCGACCTGACCGCGGCGCAGACCTATCTCCAGGACGCGACTGTTCTGGTGTTGGCTGCCGGCGACCCTGAGTGGACGCCGGAGTCGGTCCCTGACGCTGTGAAGCGTGTCGTGATCGGCTGCGCGTTGCGGACGTACCGAAACCCGGACGGGTTCACCTCGGAAAACTACGGCGGCGCGTATTCGTACACGCTGCCGGAGGTTTCCGGGTATCTGACTGAGGACGAGCTGGCGATCATCACTAAGGCGGTTGCTGACGAGCAGGGGACAGGGTCGACCTTCACGGTCGGCACGGTCCGGACTCGGTCGGCGTACTCCGGGGAGGGCGGCTACTGGCCGCGCTCCGCTTGGTGGTGGTGACCGATGCAGTTTCCCGACAAGGTCGTGGTCGTTCACCCATCCGAGGTTGACGAGTACGGCAACCCGGGCGGTTCGTTCACCAACCCGACACGGACGGACGCGAAGGCGTTCCTGTTCGAGAAGACGGGCACTAACGGAGTCCAGTATGGGGCCTTGCTCCCGCCGGCGACTGTGATCTCGGCAGGGGACCGCCTGGAGGCGAACGGCGGCATCTATTCGGTGTCGTTTGTGGCGAAGGTCCGATCCCCGGCCCGGGACATCCTCTGGAACGTGGTTCTGGAGGTGTTCCGATGAAGATCCGGCTCCGGCAACAGTACATGCGGCCGTACCTGAACTCTTCGGAGATGCGGGACCGGCTGCATGACTACGCCGACAAGATCGCCGACAAGATCCGGGACGAGGCTGAGGCGCACGGCGCCGAGGTGACGGTCACGGATTGGGACTCTGATCGGGCGGTTGTCCAGGTCGCTATCGACGCACCGCACGGGACGCTGATCGAGGCGAAGTACGGGCTGCTCCGTAACGCTGCCGCAGAATCCGGGCTGGATGTGAACGTCGAATGACTTCCGTCGTATGGGCGGCGTCGCCTGACATCCCGGAGCAGCCAGGCCCGCAGATCGTCATCTTTCCGGATGCGATTCTGGCGGCGTTGCGGATCGTGCGGGAATCGTCGGTTTCGGAACTGTCCAGCGTGGAGTTCGGCACCCGTGAGCCTCATGAGCTCGGGGCCGAGTTCCGGGGCGTCCCGTATGTCGCGTTCCATCTCCTCTCCAGTGACGCCAGCGGTCACCCGTTCCGCGAGGTTGCCTCGCTGCTGATCAAAGCCTGGGGTGACACCGAGGCGCAATCTCTTCGACTCCTCCAGATCGTGCGAGGGGTCCTTACTGCCTACGAAGGCGATTCCGAGGTCGGTTCGATCTCTGCCGGCGTGGGCCCTCTAACTGTTCAGGACACCGAAAACGGTCACCCGTTGAGTTCCGCCGGCGTGCGGATCCGGCTACGGCCGATCGTCCTCTAACCACTAAGGACTAGCTGAATCATGGCTAATGACGTTACCAAGGTTCTCGCCGGTAAGCCGCTCGCATCGGGTGGCGTGCTGCGAGGAGACTCTTCGACGGCCGCCCCGACCGACGCGACTTCGGCGGTCACCGGCGCGACCGCACTTGGCTACATCGGGCCCGATGGCCTGACCGAGACCGTCGACCGGCAGACCAACAAGATCAAGGCCTGGGGCGGCGACGTCGTCAAGGTCGTGCAGACCGACTTCTCGGTCACCTATCAGTTCACCTTCTACGAGTCGGCGAACGCCGAGGTTCTGAAGGCCGTTCACGGCGACGACAACGTCTCCGTGACCGCTGCTGACGAGACGCACGGCAACCAGACCGCGATCACCATCAACTCCGAGGAACTGCCGAAGGTTCCGTGGGTGTTCGAGATCAAGGACGGCGACTCGAAGATTCGCATCTTCGTTCCACTGGGCCAGATCACCACCGTCGGCGACATCACCTACTCCGACGAGGACGTCGTCGGCTACCAGGTGACTGTCGAGGCGTTCCCGGATGCCGACGGCAACCAGGCGTACAAGTACCTCGACGACGGCAAGGTCACCGCCTGATCCCGTAAGTCGGGATCCGCAAGACATCAAGACGGGACCGAGGAACCTAGCGCGGCCTCCTCGGTCCCGTCTCTAAACATCTTTGGCCGCGCTGACTCACTGACACGAAAGGCCGCGCTATGGCTAACGAGAACTTCGTCTACACCACCCCGAAGGGTGACGAGATTGTCGCCCCGCACTTCGAGGACGCAATGTCCGCCGGGTTCGTCCGGAAGCACCGCAACGACAAGGTCGAGGAGCAGATGTTCGCCCTGGTCGAGGAGGCTCTGAACGAAGAGTCGCTGGAGGCGTTCGACAAGCTCCGCCCCTCCGAGATGGAGGACTTCTACACGAAGTGGCAGGAGCACGCCGGAATCACCGCGGGGGAATAGTCAGCCTCTGGGAGCTTCACGACGAGCTCCCGGAGGCCGTCGAGTACGAGCTGATACGGCTCGGTCTCCGTTGGCGGCAGGTCGGGACTGAGGTGCTGAGCTGGCGTGACCTGGCGGTCATTGTCGCTCAGGCCTCACCTGACGGCCCGTTGTTTCAGGCGAAATACCCGGAGGAGATACCGCAGATCCGGCTGGAGCGGCTGCTCGAGCTCGTCCATTACGAGCTGTCTGTGGCGAACACGCAGCGCGGGAATCAGTCCGGCGCGAAGCGTTCCGACTTCCCGGATGTGCCGGAGTGGGCGAAGCAGAAGGACACGGAGACGTACGGCTCGGAGCCGGTCCCGTTCGACGACATGGCCGCCTTCCTGGGTGGGGACTTCCTGACCCTTCTTCCCTGATGTTCTGAGAGGAGCGGTCCCTTATGGCCGTCGAAATTGGTACCGCCTATCTCTCGGTTTTGCCGTCAGCGAAGGGTTTCGGCAAGTCACTGGACAAGCAGGTCTCTGGCGAGGCCGGCAGCTCGGGCGACAAGGCCGGCAAGTCGTTCGGCGGCAAGTTCACTGCTGGTGCAACGGGCCTGGTCGGTAAGACGTTGAAGCGCACCTTCGTAGGTGCTGCTGCCGCTGTCGGCGTTGCCGGCGCAGCGGCCATCGGCAAGGGCTTCAAGCGGCTGGATTCGATCGACCAGGCCACTGCGAAGCTGAAGGGTCTGAAGATGTCCGGCAAGGACATCCAGACCACGATGGACTCGGCGCTGGGTGCTGTGAAGGGCACCGCGTTCGGGCTGGATGAGGCTGCGACCGCCGCGAGCGGTGCGCTCGGCGCCGGCATCAAGAACGGCAAGGAGCTGACCGGGTATCTGACCTTGGTCGGCGACGCCGCAACCCAGTCGGGCGCCGACTTCAACCACATGGCCCAGATCATGAACAAGGTTCAGGGTCAGGGCAAGCTGACTGGCGACACGCTGCAACAGATGGGCGACAACGGCCTTCAGGTCATGCCCATGCTGGTGAAGGCGTTCCACAAGCCTCAGGCCGAGATCCAGAAGATGGTCTCGCAGGGCAAGATCTCTTCCGAGCAGTTCCGCGAGATTCTGAAGAAGAACATCGGCGGCGCGGCACTGGAGTCCGGGAACACGTTCCAGGGCGCGATGAAGAACATCGGCGCCTCCCTGGGCCGTATCGGCGCCGGGCTGCTTGGCGGGGTGTTCCCGCAGCTGGCTCCGCTGATCACGAAGCTGACCAAGGCGATGGGTCCTCTTGAGGATGCGTCGAAGAAGGTCGGCGAGGTCATCGGGAAGAAGTTCGCCAAGGCCATCAACGTGGCGATCGACGCCGCGGGCAAGTTGAAGACGAAGCTGAGCCCGGCTGTTGAGGCGGTGAAGCTGTTCTTCGGGACGCTGTCCGGTAAGGGCGGCGGGGATGGCACCCCCGAGAAGTGGATGAATCCCATCATCGACGCGGCGTCGACGGTGAGCAACATCTTCGACTCGCTCAAGGGTTCGTTGAAGGGCTTCGACCTGTCGTCGCTGCTTCAGGCGTCCCCCATGTTTTCGATCCTCAAGGGTCTTGCGCCGGTGCTTCCGCAGTTGGCGCAGTCGTTCATGCAGATCGGGCAGGCGCTTGGTGGGGCACTGTCGAAGGTGTTGCCGGCGCTGGTACCTGCATTCGTTCAGATCGGCGAAGTTCTCGGTTCGACGCTGGCGAAGGTTCTTCCGAGTGTCGTCACACTGATCGGCTCGCTGGCCTCGTCGCTGGGCGGCACGCTGGCGAAGGTTCTGCCCGGTGTGGCGAAGGCTCTCGGGCAGGTTGCGGTGGCTCTGGCCGGCGCGCTGGCGAAAGCCCTGCCCGCGATCGTCCCACTGTTGGGTCAGGTTGCAACGCTGCTGGCGGGAACGCTGGCGAAGGTTCTGCCGGCGATCGTCCCGCTGTTCGGCACGCTGGCGAACCTGTTCGGGACAGTTCTGGCCGCGGTGCTGCCTGTGGTGGCGTCGCTGCTGAAGGCCCTGATCCCCGTCCTGAATCCGATCTTGAAGCTGATCGCTCAGCTGGTTGTCACCCTGCTGCCACCGCTGAACAGCCTGTTCAAGGCGCTGACCCCGGTCCTCACCGTGGTGGTGAAGGTTCTCGGTGCTGTGCTCGGCGTGCTGGCGAAGGTTGTCGCCGCGATCCTGACCGGGCTCGTGAAGGCGATCACCTGGCTGGTGAAGAACTGGAAGAAGGTCGGATCGACCCTTCTGTCCCCGGTGACCGCCGCAAAGAAGGGCATCGAGAAGGCAGTCGACGGCGTTAAGAAGGCCTTCAAGGCGGTCTCCTCCTGGGTCAGCGGCACCTGGAAGAAGGGCTGGTCCGGCGTCAAGGGCTGGATGTCTGACTCCGTGTCGAAGGGCAAGGAGAGCATCGGTAAAGCCTGGGACGGCACCAAGAAGGCTTTCAGCAAGGCGAAAGACTGGGTCGGCGGCACCTGGAAGAAGGGCTGGTCGGCGGCTAAGGGCTGGATCGGCGACGCCGTCGGCAAAGGCAAGGACGCCGCGAAGGGCGCCCTGGACAAGACCCAGACAGCATTCTCGAAGCTGAAGGACTGGGGCGGCTCGAAGTTCAAGACCGCCTGGTCCAACATGAAGTACAACCTGTCCCACCCGATCGAGGCTGCCAAGACTCTGATCGGGGACAACAAGGACAAGATCACCTCCGTCTTCAACACCCTGGACAACTTCGGTCGGAAGACCTTCGGGGACAAATGGGACGGGATGAAGAAGGTCCTGACCGACCCGATCGAGAAGGTTGTCGACTACTTCAAGCAGGTATTCGGCAAGGGTGGCGGCGGACTGGTCCAGGTGTTCCAGGACTTCACGAAGGCCGCCGGCACCGCGTTCGACAAGATCAAGAGTGCCATCGGCGCACCGGTGAAGTTCGTCATCAACACGATCCTGGAGAACGGGATCTTGGCGGCGTTCCGGTCGATTGCCGGGAAGGTCGGCCTGAAGGATCTTGCCGACAAGATGCACGTGACCAGCCCGAAGGGTTTCTCCGAGGGCGGCTACACCGGTGCCGGCGGCAAGTACACCCCGGCAGGCATCGTCCACGCCGGTGAGGTCGTGTGGGATCAGGACGCGGTCGCTAAGGCCGGCGGTCCCGGTGTTGTCGACGGCTGGCGTCAAGGCATCAAGTCCGGCGTGCTCCGTGGGCTGCAAGGGTTCGCTAACGGCGGCATCGTCAAGCCGACCCGGTCCGGGCGGACCAACCCGTCGTACCCGGGCCACTCCGGCATCGACTTCTACGGAGCTGTCGGCGACCCGATCTTCGCCACCACTGCCGGCCGGATCTCCTACACAGGGTCAGGCCGCGGCTACGGCAACGCGATCTTCGAGACCGCCGCTAACGGCTTGCAGATGGTGTACGGACACACCTCGGCGATCCTGACGAAGGTCGGCGCCCTGGTGAAGGCCGGGCAGCAGATCGGCCGTGTCGGCTACTCCGGCAACGTCCGGCCTCCGGGCCCGGCGGGTGCGCACCTGCACTTCGAGGTCGCCGAGGGCGGTCGCTTCGCTCAGGCGTCCAACCGTGACGCCACGTTCAAGTATCTGGGCGGGGCTGCGGTCGCTCCTGGCGCCTCGAGTGGTGACGGTTTCGACATCATCGGCGCGCTGAAGGACAAGATGTCCAAGGCGCTCGGGAAGGTCAAGGACATTGGCGGCGGCATCGCCGGCCAGATTGTCGGGGCCTTACCGGGGAAGCTGAAGGACGGCCTGATCGACAAGGTCTCCGACTTCGGCGCCATCGCGTCCGGGGTGCTGGATAAGGCGAAACTCGCCGCTGTCCTGACCACGGCGTTGACGATGAACGGCTTGCCGCTGTCGCAGCTGGACAACTGGATGCGGCAGGTACAGACCGAATCTGGTGGCAACGCCGGCATCACCCAGCAAATCTCTGACGTCAACTCGGCGTCCGGGAACAGGGCGCAAGGCCTGTTGCAGGTGATCCCGCCGACGTTCGCGGCATACCGATCGAAGATTCTGCCGAACGACCCGTTCAACCCGCTGGCAAACGCCTACGCGGCGATGAACTATGCGAAGCACCGTTACCCGAACATCGAGGCCGTCATCGGCCACGGGCACGGGTATGCAAACGGGACGGACAACGCGACCCGCGGCCTTCATCTGGTCGGGGAGAACGGTCCCGAGTTCCGCTGGTTCAACGGTGGGGAAAGCGTCCTACCGGCAGGGCCGACGAAGATTCTCGCCTCGCTCTTGTCGAGCGGCAAGGACCTCGTCGCCGGTTTCGTGAAGGGCATTGTCTCCGGTTCGCCGGCGGCGTTGAAGGCGATCGCCAACCTGGCACAGGGGACCGTCGACACCGCTAACGATGTGCTCGACATCCACTCCCCGTCGAAGGTGTTCGTCACTGTCGGACGCTGGGTCACGGAGGGCTTGAAGGTCGGCATCTCGAGCACGGCATCGAAGGTCACGTCCACGCTGAAGACGCTCCGAACCAACATGGAGAAGGTCTTCACCGACAGGAATGCGACCCACAAGAGCGATCTGATCGATAAGTATTCGGCGCAGGTGAAGAAGCTTCGGCCTCTCGCTGTGTCGGCGTCGTCGGCCGCGAAGAAGCTCGCCGAGGTTCGGAAGAAGCTGGCAGCTGCCCAAAAGGTCGAAGTGTCGAAGGCGTCGATCAAGTCGCTGCAAGCTCAGGCTAACTCGAAGTCGTCTTCGGCGGCTCAGGTCAGTTCGTTGAGTGACCAGCTGACGAAGCTTCGCCGGCAGTTGCGGGACACCCCGTCCACGAAGGCGAACGCCTCGAAGCGGTCGGGTCTTCAGAAGCAGATCGACAGTCTGTCCGACAGCCTGTCGAAGGCGCGGAAGAACGCTACCGGGGCGAGCTCGCTGCTCTCGAAGATCGAGTCGGCGAAAAAGTCCCGGCAGACCGTCAAGGATCTGCAAGCGCAGGTCAAGGCGCTGAAGAAGGTTGCCAAGGGCAACGCGAGCTACACGAAGCAGCTAGCAACTGCGGAGAAGAAGCTGGCGGCAGCCCGGAAGATCAACACCTACGACGGTGTCGCCGGAAACGTGACCGCGTTTCTGAAGAAGTATCAGGGCGTCACCAAGCAGCTGACTCAACTGGCTAAGGCCCGGGAGACGTCGGCGGCGAAGATCAAGGCAGCGCAGGACAAGCTGTCGGATGCGACGAAGACCCGCAACGACTATTCGGCGCAGATCCGCCAGCAGGTCAACGACGCCGGGTCTATCGGCGGCCTGTCGAATGTCATCCAGTCCTCGCAGATCACCGACACGTTGAAGCAGAACCTGGCGACGTGGAAGAAGTTCGCGTCCAACATGGCGAAGCTGAAGAAGCTCGGCCTGTCGAACACTGCCTACCAGCAGCTACTGGAGGCGGGCCCGGAGGGCGCCGGTAACACGGTGACCGCACTCCTGGCCGGCGGCAAGTCGGCTGTTTCGTCGGTCAACTCGTTGCAGAAGAAGATCGACACGGTCGGCAAGAATCTGGGCTCGACAGCGTCGAAGAACCTGTATCAGGTGGGCGTCGATTCGGCGACCGGCTACCTGAAGGGTCTCGAGTCGAAGGACAAGGCGCTGAAGAAGGCGGCCGACTCGCTAGCCAGCAAGCTGACCAAGGCTGTGAAGAAGAAGCTGGGGATCCATTCCCCGAGCCGCGTCTTCCGGGACGAGGTCGGCGGCATGGCTGTGGCCGGGCTCGTGAAGGGCCTGACCAGCGGCGAGGCCGAGGTGGCTCGGGCCGGCCGGTCTCTGGCGGATGCTTCGGTGTCCACCGCGGGATCGGTTGCGGCGCGCGGGCGGGCTGTGTCCCGTACGGCGCCGGAGAACTACCGGGCGGCGCCGCAGGTTGTCGAGCAGGTGACTGTGAACGGCGGTCTGCACACCGACGAGTTCTTCCGTGAGGCCGACAAGCGGCAGGCGAAACGTCAGCGGCGAACGAACCTGCGGAACAACCTCGTCCGCGTGTACTAACTAGGAGGCTCTGTGTCCGCAGTCGTTTTCGCGGCTCCGGTGGTCCGGACCCCGCCACCCGTCAAGACACGGTGGCGGGGCCTGTCCCTGGAGTGGACTGGGCCTGATGGGGTCTCCTGGGATCTGACCGACTGGCAGAGTGGGATCGTTGCGGTTACCGAAGGTATCCGCGGGTTCCACCTGCCGTCGGTGCAGGTGCAGGCAACCCAATATGCCGGGCAGGACGGGCAGCGCCGGAAAGGTGCAACCGTCGACCCGCGGGAGATCGAGCTTCCGCTTCTGGTGTACGGCGACTCCTCCGACGAGTGGCTGGGCCGCGACCAGGCGTTCTGGGGGTCGTTCAGCTTCCTGAACGCCGGAACGTTGAAGGCGACCACGCCAGCCGGCTCGTCCCGCACCTTGAAATGCTTCCTGTCCGCTGATGGCGGGCAGTCTTTCGACTCCGACCCCATCCGGGGTGGCTGGAGTCTCTACACACTTACCTTGCTGGCCGATGACCCGTACTGGGTGTCTGAGCTGCCGGCGAAGTCCTGGGGGACCGAGGATCCGCTCCCGTTCTTCCCGGCGACCGGCTGGCCGCCGTTGCAGATCAACAGTGCCTCCTCACTGTCCGGCGCGACCCTCAACAACCCGGGCGACGTGGACGCTTGGCCGATCTGGACTATCACGGCCGGCTCCGCACCGGTGACCGCGACGATCACTGTCGACGGCGGCGTGCTGGTCACTCCGGCGATTGCTGCGGGCCGCACGTTGACGATCAACACGGACCCGTGGGTTCAGACCGCAACGTTGAGCACTGGCGCAGACGTGTACGCGCAGATGAAGTGGGATCCGCGCCCCATCCCGGCAGGCAACAGTGTGCCGGTGTCGCTGGTGCTGGATCAGACCGGCACGGTGACCTGTCAGATCTTCCCGAAGCACTTCAGGGCGTGGTGATCTGATGCAGGCACCGCAGCTACAGTTCACCCTCTACTCGAAGGCGTTCGGGCTGATCGGGAACGTGTCGTCGCCGATGGAGGCACACGTCACGATCGCAGCGAACGCGGCCGGCACCGCCTCACTGACTGTCGACAACAACGACCCGCGGATCGCGGCGCTGGCAACCCCAGGCTGCCGCTGTGTGGTCTCGTATCGGCAGCGTAACTCGTACACGTGGACGCCGATCTTCTCCGGACCGGTCGACGAGGACAGCGGCCACGGCAACGCCGGCGATGGAACGACGTTCACCGTCTCCGACGACTGGGCCGAGATCTTCAACGGCCTGATCGGCTACCCGAAGCCTGCGAACAGCATCGACAACCAGGGCGCCGAGGGCGTGTTCTACACCCAGACTGGTGCTGCGGAGACGGTGTTGAAGAACGTTGTCACGGCGATGGCCGCCCGTCAGGGTGTGCCGATCACCGTCCCGGCGACCACGGGGCTGGGTTCGTCGGTGACTGTGTCGTTCCGGTTCGATACGTTGGTGGACAAGCTGTTCCCGGCGGTCGACAAGGCCGGTGTGCTGGCGCGGGTCATCCAGGTCGGCAACGCGCGAACACTGCTGTGTTCCGCCCCTGGCACGGTGCAGACCATTACCGAAGGGTCGAAGGTTGTCGCTGATTACGAGTACTCACGGAAACGTCCGGAGTTGACTCGTTGCATTGTGGCGACCGGCTCAGCGACGGATGCAACGCAGCGCGCGTTCCGTGAATACGTGCTCCTCGAGGATGGCGTCACGGTGAAGCGGGTCACGGATCTGGCAGCCGGTGATGTGACGCTGGAATCGGCTCTGAATGTGTCGAAGACGACGCTGGTCGAGGTCAGCGGCGATTCGGGCACCCTGGATCAGCTGATGCTTCAGACGGCG